CCTTTAACGCCTGTTTTACGTTCAATATGCCATTGCTGCATCTTTTCAGCAGCTTGACGACCTATCATTAGTGCTCGTTGTTGTCTTTGACCTTAACGTAGCCAAAAGTGCCGTCTTGTGGATTTAACCAACGAAGTAATGGTGGAAGTACTGCAGCTAAACCTGATGCTAGTAATGCTTTTGGATCAGTAACACCAGCAAGGTAACAAGCTATGACTGATGCAAGAAATGCTCTGCCGTAAGATGATGCTATTGCTTTGAAGTTGTTCATAGGATACTTGCTAATTCTTCTTTGGTTAAGCCAGCAACTTCTGCTAATTTTTTGATAGCATTTTCACGAGCTTCTTGTTTGGTTTTATACTCGGCTTCGAGTAGTGCATTGGAATCTGATATTGCTTTTTGGTCAGCCAAAAATGCTTCTTTTTCTGCACCTTTAAGTTCAATAATTTGGTCATCAATACCAATTACAATTTTAGAGGTTGTAGCCATAAGTCATAACCTTTCCTGATACAGTCCCACCATCAATTATCAACGTATATCCAGTATAAGAAGTTGAAAGAGTATGATAACCCTCTACAATTCTTGTATATACAGTTGAATATGTGGAAGTAGAAGTAGATATTAACCCAGTTGGTCTTGCTAAAAATGGTGCAAAGATATTAGCAACACCTGGATTTGGTCGAGTATCATTTACTAATGCTATGTTTATTGAAGTTTGACTTGAAGAAGTTGCTGCTGGATTAGAACCACCAGTTTTATTTGAACTTTGGTAATTATAGTTTGCAGCAGAAGCGTCTGTGCCACTAACTCTTAGTCTTAATGTCAAGTTAGCAATTGAAGTTGATAAAACAGTATCAAAAACTATTAAATAATTTTCATAAGTTGCACTAAAAACATCATTTATAGATTGAGAACTTACTGCACTAAAACTAGTTGTATTTAATAATACGAGTCCTGCTTTTTTAGTTCCCAAAGCAGTATTAAGAGAGGTGTCAATAGCAGTACCAAGAGTGCGAATAGCAGAAGCGCCATCTTTAACAAGCGAGGTATCATCTGGGGTAGTCCACCCATAGTTTGTAGTTGTTGCCATAGTTCCTTATCCTATCGCTAAGTCAAGCCAAGTCAAGACACTATCAAGATTTTGCCATTGAGTTGCTGGGTTGTAGTCTTCCCATTGTACATCAACTGTTGAGTAAATTTTATTACTTACAATCATTTGCAGATCAAGCGAGTTCTTTCCAAGTGTCCAAGTCCAGCCTTCAACAAAGCCTTCAAATTCTCCTGTTGGAAACAAGCCAACTGGTAATGAGCTGACAAACAAGGCTTTGTCCATAGTTACACCAAGTAAAGAATTTCTGGTGGTGTCATCTAGGTTAGGGTTGGCTAGGTCAAGGCTTAAAGAATCAAAACCTGTTTTAGGGATACCTCTAAGAGCCACAAATCTTGTTGCCTGATTTGTCGCTTGTGTTGCATCTGAAAGAATCGTTGAATTGACTTGTTGAATGACGCCATAAAGGTTAACACTGGTGTCATCTATAGCTTCAACTTCAGCTGTAGGGTCACCATATTGAACCACAACGCTATTAACAATATCTGCTGTTTGCAGTCTAGTTTGAATCCCGTCTGATGATACAACTGAGGAATCTAAAGGAATTAAGTTTGATCCATAATTGATTGTTCTACGTTCAGCATCAGCGTAACCAACATTGCCTGCTGTTGTCTCGTACATATATCCAAGACCTGAATCGGAAGTGGTGTTAACCAAATCAAAAGCATTTTCTGAACTAGCGCTTCTCGCTAGTACTGTGTAACGTCCAGTATCAATTGTGTCTATGCCTTGAATACCATAAGTAGCCCAAGTATCTGAAACCGATATATCGTTCCAAGTTAAAGTTGCGCTTAAATCTTCCCAAGCTGTGTAAAGTGTTTCCTGGAGTATTCTGGTAATTCTTGCCCCATCAAGTTCAATTGGGTAAGAAACAGAACCAGCAAATCTTTTAACTAATTGACCCAGAGCACCTTGGGCTTGAATTTGTAGCACATTAGCAAAAGTCCCATTAGCACCAGCACCTGACAAAGTATTAGAAACACTAGAAACCTCACCAGTAAATAACTTGACAAAAGTTCCTGCTGTGTTCTTTGTTTCAATGACAACAGAATCAAGCAAATTAACTGTTGGGCTAGTTCCTGAAAGGTTAACTAATTCAAGATTGCAATATGAAGGTTGTGTTTGGTCAAATATGTCCACTCGACCAGCGGTAATTGTTCCATCACTTAAAATCTCGTTAGTGTATTCGACTCCAGCAATTGTTACTCTGTGAGTCGGTGTGAAAATTGTCATCAGCCAAGATTTACCTTAAACCAGTAGTTGCATAAGCAGTATTAGTTACTTTAGTAATTGCTCTAGCTGTGGCTAATGGATCAGTAATAGCACTCTTGACGTTGTTATAAACGTTTACAACTGTTCCCCCTGCTTGTTTAACAGCTGGGGACAAACTCAATAATTGTGGTGCAGGGTTTATAAGAAGTTTGCCAACATCAGGCAAACGATTATAAGCACCAATAGCAGTTTCAATTGCAGCAATAATTTGAAGTATTTTGTCTAAAAAGGCTTGTAAACCTTTATCATTTGCTGCACCCGTAAGTTGATCTACAAAATTGCCAACCTTAATTGCAACTAATCTTATTTCTTCACCAAGTAAGTAGGCTGAACCTTTAGCATTATCTAAGTCGTAACCAAAAGTTATTGCACCTGTTCCAACGTCATAAAATGCTCTAGTTAATGATTGTTTACCTTCTCCTGTTAAACCATTAACAAATTGTTCAATTACGGGAATAATGTTATCGGTCATAAATGTTGCGAGTCTTTCTAAAATTGGCAGTAAAGCAAATCCGATTTGTTCTTTGGCTTCACCTATAGATATATTTAATAAATCCATTCGTCCTTTGAATGATTCAGCAGCTAAAGCAGCTTGTCCAGCAAAAGTTTCACTCATAACCTTTTGAGCTGCGTCAAAATCTTTAGTTTTAATTATTGACTCGTCTAAAGTTACCCCTAGACGTTTAAGAGCACCAAGATTTCCGTCATATCCTTTGGCAAGTGCTTCTGTGACAGTAGCAAGGTCTTTCCCTGTGCCTGCACTAATGTCTAATGCTAATTGTTGAAGTTTTTGTGCTTTACTTACATCATTTGTAGATCTAATTAACCTATCTAAACTCGGACGGAGTTGGTCATCTGCAACAGCGCTTGCTCTTTGAGTTTTGTCTATGTATAGTTCAACAGATTTAATTTGTGCGTCTGTGGCTTTAGTTGTGTTACGTAAAGTTTGGGCAAGACTTAATTGGGCTTTCTCATCTTCAATAGCTGCTTTAACAGCGTCTACACCTATTTTAATTGCCATAGTAGCTGCAGCTGCTCCAACGGCCAAAAATGCAGCAGCACCAACTTTTAATGCGTCATCAAGTTTGTTTGTAAAAGTACGTGTTTCTTTATCGGCTTTATCAAGGCCGTCAATGAAATCTTTGGTGTCAGCAAGTAATGCCAGTTTAAGGGTTCTAATATCAGCCATTAAATTCTACCTGCCCAAGCGTCTCTAACTTTTTCAAAACCTGCTAACCATTCCTTTGCAATAGTTGGTTGGAACCTAGACATAGCAGGATATAACCACCAACCACGATTTCCTCTACCTTGAGACGGAGAACGTTTTGGGAACTGCTTGTACTGTTTAGATCCAAACTCTGAACCCATTATTACATATCCAGCACTAAAAGCACTAGCGCCAACTTTTTGACGACCACCAATACTAAAACTTGGTGCTTTATCAGATTTAGAAACTTTAATTGAATCAGCAACTGCTACAGCTTGTTTAGGGTTATATGGTGCTCGTGAAGCAGAACCTTGAGCATAAGCAGCGCCACGTTCAGCTAAATCTTTTGCAATTTGTTTCATATCATTTTTGGCAATATCGTCCATTTTGCTAAATGCACGAAGTAAAGCACGATAATCTTTATCAACTGGAACAAGACTAATTGCTTTAGCCATTATTGCGCTCGTTCAATATGTCGATTGCTGTAGCCCAAATATCTGGATCTGCATTTAGCCAATAATCTGGTGAAATACCAGTTGTTATTGCTAACTCGACTGCTATTCGCCCGACTGAGCGGGCTTCGTAAAATTTGCTGTCTCAAAATCAACAGCTGCAATATCGACGACTTTTGATTTCCAAGTGTCAATGTTTTCCATTTTTTTT